AGCGTGGTCTTATCGGTGAGCAAGGTGAGGTCGGACCTCAAGGAGATCAAGGAAATCAAGGTGAACAAGGTGCTCAAGGAGAGCAAGGGTTACAAGGAAAACGCGGACTCAGAGGCGAAAAGGGATTACTTGGTGAGCAAGGAGAAATTGGACCACAAGGTCTGATAGGTCCGATAGGTCCACAAGGTCCGATTGGCGAAACTGGTCCGCAGGGCGAAAGAGGATTACAGGGAGAAAAAGGCGAACGAGGTGATATTGGTCCGCAAGGTCTGAAAGGCGAAAGTGGAGAAAAAGGTGATCAGGGTTCGCAAGGTCCCATGGGTGCCCAAGGTTCAGTTGGTGAACAAGGCATACAAGGCGAAAGAGGTGAACAAGGTGAAAGGGGTGATCCTGGTTCTGATGCCGATGTAACTGAACTTGAATCGAAACTTAATATAACAGTAGATCAAATAAATCGAAGACTCAATCAAATCGCTATGTCTGCTGGCAGTGGATCTAGTGGCGGTGGTGAAGTTAGATTAGAATTCTTAGATGATGTCGAAAGAGCAACTGCTCTAGTAAACGGAAAGTTCCTTAAATATGATTCTGCATCTGGCAAGTTCGTTGGTGCTGATGCTGGTGGCGGCAGTTTTACTGTAAAAGAAGAGGGAACTAATGTAGGAACGAATATTACAACTCTTGATTTTATTGGATCGACTGTAACCGCATCTGGCAACTCAACTTTTGTAACCATTAACTCTAATCCAGATGCCACTTACATATCAAACACGGCAGCTAGACTGTTAATAAATGATCGTGCCCAAGTTGCGAATGTAGCAACACTGGCTGCTCTTGCGAATACAAACTCAGCCATTGGCAACCTTAATACTAATTTGACAGGCACCAACACTGCGATTCGCACTTTGGTGAGTGATCGGTTACAGGTTGCGAACGCTGAAGCTCGTTATTCAAACACTGCTCAACTGGCTAACACGAATGCTTATATTGCTACCAGAGCTTCTGAGGCTGATTCTAAGTCACGATTAGCTAACACCAACTCAGCGATTAGCAATCTCAACACAAACCTGACTGGTACAAATACTGCTATTAGAACTTTGGTCAGCGACCGATTACAGGTTGCCAATGCTGTGGTAAATCTACGAGATTTGAGCGATGTTGCTAACATAACGCCCAGTGATGGTCATGTTTTAAAATTTAACAATGCTAATTCAACTTTCACTTTCGCTGCTGAGTCTGGTGGTAGTGGGACAGATACTTTGGCGAGGAGTGGAATAACATCAACGAATACTGCTTTAAGGTTGTTGATATCTGATCGTTTACAGGTGGCAAATGCCGCTACAATCTACGCAACAAACGCTAATACGAATGCAGCTGTTGCTCAAATAAACACGAATCTCACCTCAACGAATACAGCGTTGCGGACTCTGATTAGTGATCGATTACAGGTAGCAAATGCCGAAGCACGATACTCAAACACTGCTCAACTGGCGAATACAAATAGCTACATAGCGACTCGTGCGAGCGAAGCCGATTCTAAGTCTCGATTGGCGAACACCAACTCAGCGATCAGTAATCTGAACACGAATCTGACTGGATCTAATACTGCCCTTCGGACGTTGATCAGTGATCGTTTGCAAGTTGCGAACGCTGCGACTGTCTACGCTACAAACGCTAATACGAACGCTGCTGTTGCTCAAATAAACACGAATCTCACCTCAACGAATACTGCACTCAGAACTCTTATTCTCGACCGTGCGCAAGTAGCCAACGTGGCTGCTTTGGCAGCTCTCGCCAATACAAACTCAGCCATTGGCAATCTCAATACAAACTTAACAGGTTCTAATACTGCCCTTCGGACGTTGATCAGTGATCGTTTGCAAGTTGCGAACGCTGCTACAATTTACTCAACGAATGCAAACACTAATGCAGCAATCAGCCAGATTAACAGCAATTTAACTGGTACCAATACAGCAATCAGAACATTAGTTTTAGATCGAGCACAGGTCGCTAATGTAGCTGCTTTGGCAGCTCTCGCCAATACGAACTCAGCGATCAGTAATCTCAATACAAATTTGACAGGTACTAATACCGCTATCAGAACTTTGGTGAGTGATCGGTTACAGGTAGCGAATGCTGCGACTGTCTATGCCACAAACGCTAATACAAATGCCGCTATCTCTCAGATCAATACAAACCTGACGAACTCCAATACCGCTCTTAGAAC